CTTCCCACGTGAAGAACATGCCATCATCAAGTACGGTGAGCAGGACGTTCACTACGGGATCGCGATCCCGAGCGGTGACACCCGCTACGTGCTCGATCGAAACACTGGCGTCATCAGCGTGGTTAAAGGTCCCCAGATCTTTCTCGCTGATCCCCGTTCACAGGTCATCGCCCAACGTGCGTTGCCCCTGAACCTCTGCGAGTTGCTCTATCCAGGTAACGCTGAGGCCTTGGAGGTCAACGCTCAGCGCCTTGGCCTAGATGAACAGGACATCATGGGGGTCGGTGGTGCCAACGCGGCATTCCTGAACTCCACGTACACCCGTAACGTCGGTGAGGACGAGAACTACGGCGCCGTCGCCGCAGTCGCCACGCCTGAAGGCCACCGTCGAGGCTTCACCATCAAGGGATCGAGCAAGTCGCTCCCGGGCGAGGCGTTCGATCGCAAGAACAAGTTCACGGCTCCTCGCACCGTGATCCTGAACACCAAGTACGATGGTGCGGTGCAGACCACGTTGTGGACGGGTTACGCGATGCTCCTCGTCAACAAGACGGGAACTCGTCGGGTCGTCCAAGGACCGGGAACCTTCACTCTCGAGTACGATGAGTCACCGCAGGTGCTCTCCTTGTCGACTGGCAAGCCGAAGAACACCGATTCCATGTATCGCACCGTCTTCCTCAAGACGAAGGCAAACATGGTCAGCGACGTCATCGCCGTCGAGACGAAGGACTTCTGCCATCTCAACGTCAAGGTGAGCTATCGCGTCAACTTCGAAGGCGATGATCCGAACTCATGGTTCAACGTCGACAACTACGTCAAGTTCCTGTGTGACCACATGCGCTCCAAGGTCCGCGCCGCCGTGCAGAAGTTCGGCATCGAGGAATTCTACGGCAACCACGCAGACATCTTGCGTGACATCGTCCTCGGCAAGGCGGTCAAGGGCGAGACTCGCCCCGGGCAGGTGTTCGTAGAGAACGGCATGCGTATCTACGACGTCGAGGTCCTCGGCGTCCAGATGCAGAACGCTGACGTCGAGAAGCTCCTCGTCAACGCCCAACGTGAGGTCATTCAGAACACCCTCGTCCTGGCCACCGAGCGTCGCAAGCTCGACTACGTGAAAGAAAACGAGCTCATCAAGCGTGAGATCACCACAGCCAACGCAGAGACCCGCCGCCTGGCGATGGAGCTGCAAGGCGAAGAGGTCCTGCGCAAGCAGGTCCTCGACCTGACGGTCATCACGTCCGCTGCCAAGACCGACGCTGAGCGTCTGTCCGCTGATCGAGCCTCACAAGAAGCCCGAGCAGCAAACGAACTGCAGGCAGAGAAGGACGCAGCGGCTGCAGCTGCTGTCAAGCTCGAAGCTCAGAAGGCGATCGACGCACAGAAGCTCGAGACCCAAAAGGCAGTCCTGGAACTCGAGCTCTCCAAGCTCGCAGCCCAGACCGACAGCCTCACCAAGAAGGCGGCTGCGGTGTCACCTGACCTGATCGCAGCGTTGCAGGCCTTCGGCGACAAGGCGCTTCTCGAGAAGATGTCAGAATCGATGGGACCGCTTGCCATCCTCGGAGGCAAGAGCGTCTCGGACGTCCTGAAGGGTCTGGTCGAACACACGCCACTGGCGAAACACCTCGAGGCTCTCTCGGCCCCGAGCAACGGAGCGTCTGCTTCGGTTGCCAAGGGACGTAACGCCAACGCCTGATCGATAGGCACGATCGTTGGGCCGTCCTGGAGAGATCTGGGACGGCCTTTCATCTTTTGGCTCTGATCACAATAGAAAGAAAAACATGTTAGATTTCATCGTCTCTCACCTCGCCTTAGGCGCGGTCCTGCTGGGCGTTGTCCTAGCGCTGGTCCTTCACAAGTTCGTCCTTCGGATGTTTGGCGTCGTCGTCATCCCTGAGGACAGCATCGGCATCGTGACCAAGAAGTTCGTCCTCTTCGGCGCCAACAAGTCGTTGCCTGACGGCGCGGTCGTCGCGCTCAACGGCGAGGCAGGCGTCCAAGCTGACACCCTCGCCCCTGGCGTTCACTTTTGGTTGTGGCCGTGGCAGTACAAGGTCGAGCAAGTTGGATTCGTCACCATCAACCGTGACCAGCTCGGTGTGGTAACCGCTCGAGACGGCCGCACTCCGTCAGACGGTCGCGTTCTTGGACAGTCGATCGCTTGTGATTCGTTCCAAGACGCTCGTTCTTTCTTGACCCGAGGTGGAGAACGTGGTCCTCAAATCGCGATCATCGCTCCTGGTACGTACCGCATCAACCTGCAACTGTTCAAGGTCGAGCTAGCGAAGGTCACCGAGATCAAGGACAATCAAGTCGGCGTCGTGACGACAAAGGAAGGCACGCCGCTCGCAACTGGTGATATCGCTGGCGAAGAGGTGGTCGGACACAACATGTTCCAGAGCGCCCAAGCGTTCGTCAACGCTGGAGGCAAGAAAGGCCTGCAGGAGCAGGTCATTCTCGCCGGTCGCTACTACATCAACCCGTTGTTCGCAACCGTCGAAGAGGTGCCGATGACAGAGGTGCCGATCGCTCACGCAGGTGTGGTCATTGCGTTCGTTGGCAAGCCGGGCGTAGACGTGACTGGTGATGCATTCAAGCACGGCAACCTCGTCGGTCGTGGTGAGAAGGGCGTCTGGGCCGAACCGCTGGATCCAGGCAAGTACCCAATCAACCCGTACACCCACAAGATCGAGGCGGTACCGACTGCAAACGTGGTACTCAACTGGGCCGACGGCAAGAACGAGGCACACAACCTCGACAAGAACCTGTGTACCATCACCGTTCGATCGAGCGACGGCTTCACCTTCAATCTCGACGTCAGCCAGATCATTCACATCCCCCGCACTGACGCCCCTCGGGTCATCGCTCGGTTCGGTAAGGTCGCCAACCTGGTGACCCAGGTGCTCGAGCCGACGATCGGCAACTACTTTCGCAACGCTGCGCAAGGTTCAGACGTCATCAAGTTCCTTGGAGAACGTCAGAAGCGCCAGGATGACGCAAAGAAAGCGATCGAGACCGCATTGACCGAGTACAACGTCGTCGCTGTCGACACCTTGATCGGTGACATCACGCCTCCCGCTGAGCTGATGAAGACGCTCACCGATCGTAAGATCGCAGAGCAAGAGCAAGAGACGTACGCTACGCAACGTCAGGCTGAAGACCAACGCAAGTTGCTCGAACAGTCACGTGCAATGGCAGCGACCCAAGCAAGGGTCGTCGACGCCGAGCGTAAGGTTACCATTGCTGAGTTCGATGCTCAGACGGCGGTGAAGAAAGCAGAAGGTGACGCCAAGTCGAAGACCATCAACGCAGAGGCAGACGCCTCGGTGCTGAAGCTCATCGGCGACGCTGAAGGCTCGAAGATCAGCGCTGTCGGTTTGGCAGAGGCGGGCGTCGTCAAGGCGAAGGCAGACGCCGTCGACCAGAAGAACTACGCAAGCATCGAGATCGCTCGAGCGCTAGCTGCCTCTGGCTTCCCGTTGGTCCCGTCGGTCGTCGCAGGTGGCAACGGCGGAACGAACGACAGTTCCTTGGTCAACGTCTTGCTAGCGACGATGCTAGAGGACAAGTACAAGACCGCGGCCCCAACCGCGCCAGCGACACTCGAGAAGGCGCCCGTCGCTTCCAAACAGTGAGCTGAGGTAACACACCACCATGCCGGCCCGGAATTTTCTTGGGCCGGCATGATGTCATTTAAGGTCCTCGCATGATAGGATGAGAGCATGGAAACGAAACGTGAGATACCTTGGTACAACTTGTTCGCGGCGATCTTGTGCCTGGCTTCTGGCGTGAAGGCGTTGGTCGACCGTCGATACGTGTTCGGAACGATCCTTCTCGTGACCGGCTCAGCAAACGCCTGGCTCGTCGTTCGTAGGCTCTTCAGCAAAACCCAACAAGAGAAACCATGAAACTGATCCGAAGCAAGGTACCAGCGATTGCAGCCTCGAAAGGCGAGAGGTTACACACCCGACACGCTGGTCCCGAGGAACGATGGACGCTGCTCAAGGCCAAGCTCGTCGAGGAGGCACTCGAGCTGCAGGCGACTCCGCCTGCCTCAGAGGCTGAGATCGAGGAGATGGCAGACGTCATTGAGGTCGTCCGGCGCCTGTGTGACGACCTCGAGCTGTCTGAGCCTGGCAGGCTCGAGGCTGCGTATGCCAAGAAGCTCGATGAACGTGGTGAGCTTGGCTTCACTGTCCTGCTAGACGAGGACGAGAGGTGAGGATCGTACCGGGAGACGTCGTTCGTGCTACCAACGGTTGGTCGCTATCAAAGCTGAACGAGGCCTTTCTTGGAGGTTCTCCTTGGGGAATGAAACTCGGCAACGACCTGTTAGTCATCGCCGTTCACAAGGAAGCATCTGACGATGGAGTGCCTGTCATATGCATACTGACCCAAACAGCAGGTCCCGTGTGGATCAATTTCGACAGTCGCACTGTCATGGTCAACGGCAGGAAGTGAGACGCGGTGGCCTGGGGCGACTTTGATAATCTCTACAAGGACGACGACGTCGGCACCCGACGGGCGCTAGCGATCCAAAGTGGGTTCGTTCCTGGCGTCCTGATCAGGTACGGGTCTGGGAAGAAGCTCTTCACGGTATGGTACGGTCCTGACTTCAAGTCTGATTGTTTTGCTTCATTTCCTGGCGTCGCGATCGTCGTCAACGTCGACTGTGAGTCAGATCCCATGAATGACTGGCTATTCGTGTTCATCAACACGCCAGAGGGACCTGTGTTCGGATGGCTGCCAACAGAGCTGGTGAAGAAAGCATGACGACTGACAAGCTCCCACCGTATCCACCCGTCTTCGAGCCGGGTGACCTTGTCCAGTGCACGGGCGTCGAGTTCCCTCCAAACTCTGGTAGGATCAAGTCATGGCTCGGCCTGTTCCAGGAGGTGGGTTACCCAAAGTCAGTTGCTGGGTTACCCGTGAATCAGATGGACAAGGTCCTGAACGAAAAACTCGTCGGCACTGTCCAGAACGGCGAGTGGTGCCTCGTCGTGGCCGCTCAGTATTGTCAGACAGACGCTAAGTGGTACTACTTGCTACGAGGCGCGGGTTTTAAGAAGGGTTTTGGGTGGACACGAACGTCCATCAGGTTGAAGCTGGTCAGCAAGGTAGTTCCATGAGCTACAAGCCTGGGCAGACAATTTACTTTGAGAGCCAGAGCCTGTACCCAGAGATCGCTATCTCTCAAGACCTCATCGAGCTCAAAGGCATCGCTGTCAGGCCGAATTGTTTTGGTGACGCTCTCGTCATCGCCACGCATCCTGGTCCGGTTCAAACGCAGGTCATGATGGCAAGGTACAGCAAACTAAGCAAAAAGGTGACTCGCGCTTACGCCCTGATGCTGTTGTTGCCCAACGGACAGGTGGGTTGGATCGCCACTGAGAACGAGAACTACCCTGTCGTGACGAGCGAGGTGGAACCGTGATCCTGGCGGGCGACCTGGTCAAGAACGCTCACTACCTGAGCATAGATCTGGTCTTGATGAGAAACAAGCCCAGGCGGAACGACGTCTGGAACGAGAACGACGTGGCCGCGGCCTTCCGGTGCCGTGACGTCGGCCTCGTCATCTTCAGTGACGCCCATTGGTCATTGGTCTTTGCTTTGAACAACATCGGTTGGACCCGTACCGAGTACCTCAAGAGGCTGGGCTCATGAGACCAGGACAGATCGCCAGGCCCGCGATACCTGACTTCAGCGACGGGATCACGGGATGGGTTGACTCGGATCTCAGCGTTCCCATTGCTGACCCATTGACGCTACGTGACGCGCCGTTACTCGTGATCGCAAACGTCAGACCCGTGAAAGAAGCGTTCAAGACGATCCTCGTGCTGACGAAACGAGGGCAGCTGTACTGGTTGCCCGACTATCGGTTAAGAGTGATGGGAGAGACAGGCTGGTGAGACCTCCAAAGTTTCACGTGCTCGTGCCCTTTTCGATTGCCTGGCCCGACGTGTGTCCAGGTGACGTCGTTGTCGCACCAGAGACGATATTTAGGACGTACGATGAAAAACATCAAAGCATCATCACTGCGAATCGACCGTTGTTCGTGCTGGCTAGGATCGATGGGAAGGACGAGTTCGGCGAAGAGATAGCATCGTACGCATCGACCTTCATCGTGTATTCCGTCTCTCGAGGTTTCATTGTCACCGTCATGAATAGGTTTACAGATGGCGAGTTGGGAACGTGAGGTATACGCCAGGCCGGGTGACACGCTTCACTGGCCACACGATGCCACGTTGTCCCGCCCGTTCTTCTACAATCCAGACGAGGTGTTGATCGACGACCTGGTCGTCGCTGAGGTCTGCACCGTCAAGGCGAACACCCGCCTCCTGATCGTCGCTTGCTTTCCTAACTCAAAGGCACGCGGAGCGATCGTCCTGGTTCCTAACCGTGGCTTGTGGTGGTGGATGTGGTGATTGACACGACGTCTGGTTCGTTCGCGCCTGGAGGCCTGGCGACGTGGCACTCTGGCTCGTCATCGCTGTCCTGGCCTCCTGACGGCAGCCGTGAGCTCGGGGTGGGCTGCCGCATGCTGACGCCAAGAACCAACGTCCTCGTTTTCATCGTCGCTCGCCTGACCAAACACGGTGTGATAGTGTTCGTTCGTGACAGGATCTGGTGGTGTCCCATCGCATCGCTATTAGGTGTACCGTCAAGCAGTCACAAGGTAGGATGACTGGATGTTGTGGTATTTCATGCAACACCCGAGGCAGTACTGGGTTCCCGTCCTCGTCAACCTGGTCGTTCTCATCCTGAGCGCTCGTTTCTTCAAGCGTTTCTACAAGGGCGAGGCTAGGATCCTGCTCGATCCCACCATCATCTTTGGTGCGGCAGTGCTGTGGCCCATGACAGACATGGGAATCCTTGTCGCGACTGTCTTTTGGTTGATGGGCAGGACGATTGGATTCGTCATCGGCAAGGTCGATGAGCGAAAATGACCTATCGAAAGCGCTACTGAACATCGGGCGATACGTTCCGGGTACGTTAGTCACGACGATAACTGAAAACGAGGACGTTGACAACCGGGTTGGGATACCTTACGGCAGCGTCGAGAACGGTTTCATCAGGTTCAAGTACGGTGACATGATGACAGTCATCAGCCACGAGGTTCGAGCGGGTTCGTTCGCTAACGAAGTGAACACGTACACGTACGTGTTGCACCATCGCTTACAAAGGTTGGTCTTTGTCTTTGGCATCGAAAAAAGAGGTTGGTTACGCATCGTCAGGTAGTTATCCAACATGGACGATCGCGTGTGCCCTGGTGACATCGTCTGGATCGGTCCTGACACCTCGTTGTACGAGCGTCCGGACGTCTTCGAACCCATCAACGATGCGTCTCGATTGACCGACGACTGGTGCATCGCGCTGGTCATCTGGGCTCGTAACGACGGCTGGACATTCGTGTTACATCACGATTCCTTGTTCTTTGTTGGGACACGTTGCCTGATGTCGATCAACAGGACACCGAGTAGTGTTAGGGACAGATGAGCTCCATACAGACGTATGACGCCTCAGACATCGTAGCAATAGAGGCACCTGAAAAGACACCAGGTTCTGTCGTCCGACACTGGGGTGACAAGAGATCTTTGGGTACAGTCATCTCGATTGACGAGAGACATATCACCTCTCGTCAGGTCGCAGTGCTATGGTCAAAGGAACCTCGTGTCGAACCTGAGATCCCGACCCAACGTGACCCTCGATTGCTTGGTGCCAAATGGTCGATAACCCAGGAAGACGCAGACAAGGACATGATGGGCGTGCGTCGCCGACCGCTCGCCTCTCACTCAATCGAGTGTGAAGAGAGGTATTCGATGCATGACTTTGATGAAAATCTGTCGAACAAGTTTTTCAACGAGCGTGCTGACGTGACGTTTCATGAGGACGGTACTGTCGTCGTCAAGCGACGTCTCGAGGGAACGCCTGACAACCTACGTTACGTCAAGGACAGGTACGGTCAAAGATGAAGACTGATCGAGTCATTCCGGGCCAGCTATGGAAATGGAACAATTCACCAACCACGTGGAAAAATACTACCACCACTAGCGATGGGTCATATTACCTCGAACCCGTGTCTGAGGCCCGGCGGCGGTTTGAGGTTCCTGTCGACGATAGCGGTGGGTACAGGCTCATCATGCCTGGTGACACGTTCCTCATCGTCACTACGGACGATCTCGGACCCTGGATCGACAAGGTCTCTGTTTCATCAAAACGTAACCGTTGGCACGTCGCCCTACTGAACGACAGCCTTGTTTGGATCAGCCAGAGTTGTTTTGAGAACGCAACAGTAGTGAGAGAACCATGACGCTTAAGACAAAGAAGCGGCTTCACCAGCAATCAGTCAACTCGAAACATTCATGGCGCGTTGGTGAACTATGTACTGCAGTCTATGATAACCTGAGCGAGGGCGTCATCTATCGGGTCACCAAATCACCAGGTTTACATCGAGCGCTATTCACTCTACACATACGGTGTTGGGTATCACTCCCGTTTTTGGGGTCATCGTTGACATCGAGGGAAAGCGAACCCGAAACCTTGACACGAGATACTGCACGCCTCTGACGCTGGTCGACCTAGGCGTCGCATACATGAATTTCGGGATGTTCATAGCACAACAAGCCAAGGGACCAGGAGATGATGTCGAGAAGGGAGACGCAGAGGATGTTCCCGCCGGGAGCGATGGTGATATCAAAGAGCAATCTCAAAATCTCGCTGATCGTGGGCTACGCACCGATCCCACCACAAACATCCAAGAGCGGCCGTGAGATATCACCCGCGTCTTGGGAGGCGCTTGTCCTGAGCTCGACAGGGACGTTCAGGACAGTCTTTTGGGCATCGCTGGACAACGAATTCTACACTGTTGACTTTTGGAAGAACCTACAAGAGTGACGCTCGAACAACACGTCTTAGATGAGATCTGTGCTATTGGGCGCTGTTACGGCGACAAGAAGCAACTAACACCAGGGTCGATGGTTTTCCATCGTGAGTACGACAAGTCGTCGTATGGCATGATCATCCACGTTGACGACACGAACGTCACGGTGTTATGGACGCGAGAACCCAAGACGTCAGGCTTTGACTTCAGGGCGCTAGCGATGCCGCTCGCTCGACCAATCGGGTTTGCTAAGATCGCTCGTCAGTTGATCCAGGTCGATGAGTTACCAACGGGAGCTCACGTGTTTTACGCAAAGGACGAAGAGTGAGCCAGCTTCAGACGTACGAGTCACCAGCGCACTACTAGGTCGTAGAGCTTGAAGGGAACAGCGGTGCAATCAACCTGAGTCCAGGCTCGTTGGTGCGGCACGAGGACTTCGAGGGAACGAAGGGGATGCTGATCTCGAATGGGAGCGACTCTCTCGTCGTGTTGTGGTCTGTTCCCCCGCCAGGTCCCATCTTTGTCGGTGAGGAGGCCATGATAAGAGACATCCAGAACGAGATCGACGCTGACATCATCAGCATTCTCAGAACACAAGCGAGAGCGTGGCCCAAATGAGCCAGCTCGCGACGTACGACCTGCCTGACATCCTCACGATCGAGGTCGACAAGCACAACGTTCCCGTCTATCCCAACCCGGGGACGCTCGTCAAACACAAAAGCGATCTCAGTTCGCTGGGAACTTGCATCTCACGTCACTGGGGACCTGACGACAAGCCCATGCAGGTCACGGTCCTATGGGCAAAACCGCCGCGAACGTTCTCAAACGTCATTTTTCCGAAGGTTCGTAAAACGTCGCCGACTTTGCTTGCTAACCAGCTCGTCAGCGTCCAACCGATGACTGCACCCGCTGGCGGCATCTTTTACATGAATTACACGTATGGTTCAGGCTCGAACGGCGGCAAGGTGTAACGTTGACGGACCTCGTGATAGGATGAGGACATGCCCGCTACCCCTGACAGGCCTAAGACGCTAGCTGAGTGTGGATTCAAGCTCAATGAGCTCGTGTTGTTCTCGAGCGACAAGGAGAGCACCGGCGGGATCATCTTCCAGATCGTCGAGGACAACGAGCCGGTCGTGCCCGCTACGAAATCGAGAGCGACGACCCGAACTGTCCGAAACTGGAACACTCCGACGGGAACGCCTGAGGTCACGACTGTCCCGGACATCGAGTACGGAGCCTGGGACGCGAAAGGAAAGAAGATCTCCTACGCTAACACTGTCGGTTTCATCCGCGTCAAACCCGTCTTCGAGTTCTTCGCGACACCCAAGGGAAAGAAGCCCAAAGGCAAGGGC